TCTGTCCAGTAAATCCTAATTTGTCTAATACAGAAGGGTAGCCACTATGTCTTTGTTTTGTCACCTATCTTCCCCGTATAACCAATTGTGATTTTAATTTTTATCCTTCCCTTTGAAGATGGTCTAGTTGCTCTATTTAGAACAATTCTTTCCATATTAAAACTCCGTAGGAACACTTACCCCAAAATTAATTAACCAGTTATATAACCTAGACCTATCCTTAACAAAATCATCGTCCAATGGTTCGTTTTCTAAGTTTTCATCCCCACCTGTTGTTTCCCCTTTGGCTAACTCCTCCGCCTGTTTTAGTCTATCATTTGCTTGTTTACATAGCTTTGCCAAATCATCTAAAGAGTAATGATTTTCAAGTCCTCCCACCTTAAATATTAAGATAGCATCCGCTATAATATCAAGGGCTAAATCTCCCGTTGTAATAAGCTCCTGGGGAAGTAATTTAGAGTCTGTCCCATCTTCGGGATACTTGTAACCCAATAATTGTTCTAGTAAACTCAATCCTGGGATTAGCTGCTCTCGATAGGTGATCGGCTCCGTTGCTATAAAAAAATGATGGCGTGATTCTTGAGTTAATTGGTCAGGATCAAACTCAAAAAAATGAGCTATTTTTAAATAATGATAACGAAACCGAGGGAAAAGGTAATCATCCATTTTCTCTGGGTAAATGTGAAGCCCTGCAATGGACTTCTTTAAATCCAAAAGATATGCAGATAGTTTCCTAGACTCTCTAATAGCCACAGGGAAAACCAAGATAAAATTCCCAGTCTGATAATTTAATCGGAAGTGCAACATTAAAGCCACTCCTCCTGACTATCTTGCCAATTAACTAACTTGATTCTATTGCCAAATAATGGCTCGAATTCGCATTGTTTTAATTCCAAATATCGCCACCTTCGATTTAGGGATTCCCCTTCCTTGAAGACAAGATGGGCATCTAATTTTTCTATGGGTTCCTGTAGCTCTTGGGTCGCTTCACGGTAAATCACCTGCGTCCTAATTTTTACCGTTTGCCCAGAAAGATTGGGAGAAGCATAGATTTTCCCGCCTTCTTCAACCACGATTTGAGATTGACCTGTAATCCTATCTACTAATTCTACTGTTAGAGGCGATTTATTATCGGCATTTGGGAAGTAATAAGCGATCGCCTCGCTATCTGGTTTAGGGATTTTAATATCATATTTTGAAGCATTGCCAGAGAGGGATAATTGCCCACTATTCCCCGATAACCTCGCCTCTAAGAGCGTAAAGTCCAGAAATTCAGGGGTAACAGCCCATCGTTTTTTCCTGCACAATGCCGCGACTAATGGATGACCAGCTAACTTTAACTCAATTTTATCTTCGTCAACCTTGACAGAAGAAGGCAACACCAAATCAGGAGGGGTGTACAACTCGCCTCCTGACTCCTTTACCCAAGCTCGGCAAACTTTACGCATTAACAGAAGCGGAGATCGCCTCCATGCTTGTAGGGTGATTTGCGAGGGTTTCAGTGCCTGTCCGTGAAACAGTAGGAGGGTTTCCCCCGTCATAAAAAATGGCTTGTGAAACCCCTGCAATATTCCGCCCACCAGAGGGGAGAATGAAGTACGTTTTTATCTCTCCTATTTTTCGCATTTTTGCGGTTCCCGATGCAGCAGTGGTTTGGGCGACAACAATATTACTAGGCGTGGTAGACCCACCTACATCGTAAGTAATTGTTACCCCAGGCAAGTCAGAAGTAAGGGTTAAAACATTGGTCGCTGCCGTTCCTGAAACCAAAGCAGATGCAGAAGGAACTCCATTAATCTCCTCTAAAAGTCTTGTTGCAATTGTGGTCGCAGTATCACCTGACCTTTGGGTATGGGAGACAATAGCCGAGTTACCCCCGGCAGTGATTCCTATTAGGTAGTCATCCCCTGTACTCCCTGCTGTGATGGTCATGGTATTCACTTGAGACACCGCGCCACCAAAATCTGCCCAGGCTTCTAACACATCCTTTACCACCCCCCCTTCAGTAATTTGTGTCCGTACCCTTTTAAAAGGGATTGTTACCGTCAGGTCGGGTTGGGATGCAGGATAACTAATTGAGCCAATTGAAGAAGTCATTTGTTTTGAGTAATAACTTATTAACAATATTATAATTATAATTATGCCTTAAACTCAAAGATAATTCCGCAAAAAAATACCAATAACTTTATATAAAAATGACCGCCCAATCATCCGAGACAACAAAAAAAGAAACCACCACAGAGATTGTGAATCGTTATAGAGAAGACTCTCGTGTCATGATGCAAGCGTTAGCGGAGAGTGCCGACGCAAGTTCGATGCGAAATCCTCTCCCTGTAACGGGAAGAATCCAGCCTTTCTCTCAACAGCAAGTAGAAAACTGTTTAGCAGACGCGATCTTAAAACGAATAGCGTGGAGCCTCCCATCTTCGTCAACTCAAAAGATGTGGCAGTTATCCTTGGGAGATGATTTTTCTAGTAAGACGGGTTCTAAATTAGTCCGAGATTATTATGCCTATCACGAAAGATTGAAAACCATATCACAATTTAGAAAAGCATTGCAGTTCTCTCGCTCTCATGGTGGGACAGTTATTATTCTCAAGATTAACGATGGAAGACATTATTCCGAACCTGTTGATGAAGGCAAGATTAAATCAATCTCTGGGTTAATCGTTCGTCACCGATGGCAAGTTGCTCCTTCGGTGAGAACGGCTGCTAGTATATTTGACCTTGATGACATTGAACATTATGAAATCCTAACAATTGACCAACAAATAAAACAAAAATTACTATTTAACGGAACAAATTCCAAGCAGGATGATCGCCTGATTCATCGGTCAAGAATCCTCCGGTTTAATGGGGCATTAATGCCTGATGATTGGATGATTTCCTATAACAATGGATGGGGATTGAGTGTCTTTGACGAGGTTTGGAAATATTATAAAAACTATACAAATGGACTCAATGCAGTAGGCGAATTAATTAAAACCCAATCAGTTCTACAGCATTCTTTTGAAGGACTGCGGGAACTGATGATGGCATCTGATGAAGAAAGTATCGCAGCTATTAAGCAAACCATGAAATCAATCCGACTAATGTTTGATCTATATGGCATGGTTCTCCACGACTCCCGTGAACAATTCAACTGGAATGCCCGCCCCGTCGTCGGGATGGATTCACTCGTGCAAGTACAGAAGGATGGGGTAACAGGAGCCTCTGGGATGCCTCACACGATAGTTTGGGGAGAAAGCCCTGGGGGTTTGGGGCGTGATGGCAAGGAGACCCAAATCAACTATGCTAACTCGGTGGCAGAGTACCAAGGAGAGAGCTTAGATCCTAGCGCAGCTATTCTTGATCGTTATATCTTCTTGGCTAAAGACGGCCCCACAAAAGGCAAAATCCCCGACAACTACCAGAGGCAGTACCCTTCTATCTTGAGGATGACCATCGAGGATCTCCGCTCTGGACGCTCATCTGATATTCAGGCATTGGCTTCAGGTATTCAAGCCGGATTCATCACGACAGATGAAGCTCGGACAGTGCCTTCTAACTCCGGTTGGTGGCCAGAGCTTAACCTTGATCAAAAAGCATGGGAAGAAGCCAGGAAAAAAGCAGAAGAACAAGCAAACTCCCTTGGTGGTTTTGATATGGGAGCATTAGGAGGAGAGGAAGTTGCCCCACCCACTGAAGAACCCGTCGAAGAAGAATCTATAACTCAAATGGACAGTGCTGTTTACACCCCAATAAAGCGGGTTCTTAATTGGCACGGGTTATCAATTGGGGTCACTCACGACAAAGGGGATCTTCGCTATAACAAAACGATGAAGGTAGGGTATGGGCATATTAGACGCAGCTATGGACACGCGGAGGACGCGAAAGCAATCGACGTTTATATCAAAAATCCAAACTCACCTAGTCTCTGGAAGGTTCGGCAGCTCAACACAACAACAGGGGAGATTGACGAAACAAAGTATTTCTTGGGTTTTGATTCCCCCAAAGAAGTGCGCGATTGCTATTACTATCATGCCGGATTAGATCGTTTTGGAGGAGTGGAGAAGTGCGATCCTACGGAATTAAACCAATACCGCCAAGATGCAGAAGAATTGGAGGGAGTTAATGAAGTTTATCAAAATAAGATATTAACAGATGTAGCAAATAGAATCAATCAACAAACTCAATTAGATTAATTTTAAATTAATTGGTTTTTGAATGCAACTTAGTCAACCCATTTTATTTCACTAGGGTTGGCTAAGTTGTCTAAACTGTTACATCAAATCTTTGTCGGTTCCTGATTTACGGGCTGCGTAAATCTATGTATAGGTTAAGGTAGTTTGGCAACAATTGGCACTTCGGACAGTAAGGACACCCCAGACCCACTGCAACGGTCTGTCTCCCGCCTATTCACCAAGAAATCAATACAATAAAAAAGGTGTGATTTTCTTATATAGAAATTATTTTGTAAAGTCCTGTTGATCTATAAGAATTTAACCTTAAAATTATAGTGATAACTTCTGATCAGAAGGGTTTTATCATGCCAATTCCTGTTAGTTTTTTCAATCTTACAAGAGCCGGAAAGGTTTACGCCTTCAAGCCCGAAGACATCTCGTTTGGGGACGACGACACTCTTGAGGTTAAATTAAATCAAGGGGGAGATATAGCGGTCATCCCTCTTGTAAAAAAATCCGTGACATTAACAATTCAGGGTGCTGTTGACACTGATCTTGATACGTTTGAAACCGAGAGAACCCAAAATGTCCAAAACTTAATTGACAATCAGCCGGTTGGCGCAAACATGGCTTTTGCAAACTATATTATTTACAGTGCTTACTTGCGAAAAGTAACCCCCACTGCCCCAATTACCGTGTCAGGGAAGACCTTGTTTGACACGATTGAACTAGAGTTTGCCTCTCGCGTTTACGTTTAAATTTATACTGCCTAAGCCAATCAAGGTTTAGGTAGTAGCCCCTAAAATCTATGTATAAAAAGATGACATTTATACTTTATAGACAAAGATTAAGATTTGATGCTCCGCCAACAGAAATCCAAGCGAAGTTAGCGATCGCCAAAGTACATCTCAATATTGGCAAAAGTGAACTTAATTAAGCAAAAACAAAGTACAATAGACTCATCGCATTAAAAAGGAAAATCAATTATGAAAGCTAAAAAAACTGCTGTTGAAGGACAGAAGAAAATTAAAACCGTTCCCCCTGCTGTTGTAGATGAAGATGAGGATGTTTTAGGGGAAGGGGAGACATTGCAGGAATTTGACAAGAGAATGGAGAAAAAATATCCGAAAAGAAGTTATGACGATTTGACAGAAGAAGAAAAACGCGAACGTGCCAAACGTTTTGTAGCTCAAGGGCCGGAAGACTGGTAAGTTTGCAATCCGCACCCGTACAGAAAGATTTAACTCAAAACAATGGTCACCACCTTAAACCGTCAAAATCTCCTTCGCTTTGATGCTGTTCCTACCAAGGAACAGATGCGGTTGGCGATCGCTCAAACACTATCCCTCCCCTCAATTTATAATTCTCCAGTTATCATACTGGACTTTGAAGTGGGTGATGATGGTAAAATTACGGGGCGGTTTAAGGATGCTGATCGTCCTCGTGTGTTTAGCTTCGAGATTTTGGACGATATCCGTTTTAGCCCTTTTAAGTCTGGGCGACTGGACAATGAGGAGGAATGGGAGGATTTTTCCCTTGGTTATAGCTTTCGCTTTGATACACCCGGAGGGGCTAAAAAAAAGCCGCAGTGCGTGAAACCCACGTCTTATAATTGTGGTAAATCTTGCATAAATATTAAGAAAAATTGCAGGTGCAATCCCGATGATGCTCAGTCAAAAGATAGAATAGATAAATTAAAGTCTCTGGCGAAGGATTTTAAAAAGGGGCAAGAAGGGGGAGGAAAGCAGAAGGAATCAAAAGTTTCTGAATCAAAGGACAAGAAACTTTCTTACTCTAATTTTGAGAGTGACTTTGAAGACCTTTATTTTGAGGAGAAAAGGAAACAAGAGTTAAAAGGTGTTGTAGCAATTAAACGCCGACAGATGTTAGATATTGCCGAAGGAAAGTACAATGTTCCCCGTGAACAGTTAGAGGATTATTTCGAGAAGTTAAAAGATAATAAAAAAATATTCTCAGTAATAGAGAAAGGGGAAGAATTATTATCTTGGGTTGGAGGACAGACACCCAAAAAGCAGGGAAAACAACCTAAAGCCAAATCTTCTAAAACAAAAGACTTAGTTGCAGGACAAAAAGCAATCAAGGAAAAACAGATATCTTATGCTAAATTCGAGAAAGACTTTAAAGAATTCTATAACGAAGAAAAAAGAAAGCAGGAACTACAGGGGGTTGTAGCAATTAAACGCAATAAGTTGTTAGATGATTATGCTAAAAAAAATGGGATTTCTCGACAGCAATTAGATAATCATTTTGAAAGTCTTAAAACCAATGGTAAGATATTCTCTGTCAAAGAGAAAGGGGAGGAGTTGTTTCAGTGGAACTAGGTTAGTATTTTAAAAGCAAGCTAAAACAGATCCAAGTAAAAAAATTAGAATTAATTAAATTTTAAAATATGGTCACAATTTCAAGTTATCAAAATCTCCTTCGCTTTGATGCTGCTCCTACGGAAGTGCAGATGAAACTTGGTATTTCTCAAGTTTTGTCGATGCCATTTGCCTACAACTCTCCGGTTATCGTTCTGGACTTTGAAGTAGGCAATAAAAACATCATCAAGGGACGGTTTAAGGATGCCATTAGATCCCGTGTTTTTGAGTTTGAGATTGGGGATTCTATCACGTTCAAGCCGTTTACCTGGAAACGAACGGACAGCCTCGGCGTTGACCCCGTGGCGTGGGAAGACTTCTCAAAAGGGTACTCCTATCGGTATGACGCAGTTAAGACCCCCCGAAAGGAAAAACCCAAGTGTGGCAATACTTCCTATAACTGTGGCAAAGCCTGTATTGGGTTGAATAAAAATTGCAAATCAGATCCCCCTGATAAACCGTCCCAGGAGAAAGTCGATAAACTTAGAGCCGCAGCAGGGGAATTTAAAGCTGTTCAGGACGATCCAACCAAGAAGCAAGAAAATAATAAGCTGACACCAAAACCGCCCGTTTCTGCGCCCAAACAAGCCCCCAATTCAGCAGGGGATAAGGCCAAGCAAAACCCACAACCAAAACCGGATGCTGATGTAAGTGACTCTGATAAAAGGTCGTTTGAAAGTCTTTACACCACAAAATTATCATCCGCCCAACAGTTGCTTAACTTAGAAAAAAACGCAAAAATAGCGCAAATATCTCCCAGTGAAGATCAAAAAAATTATGACAAAAAACAACCCGACCTCAATATTGATTCGGGGCCAGGAATAATGGAAGGTTGGAGGACTGTGAAACCAGACGGATCTGTTCAGGGAATCCCTTGGTCTGTCAAGGCGGAAGGTCAAGAAAAGTCACGGGTTATCGTGGGTGCTAGATTAACGGATCATCCAGCCAGCCCTAATTTAAAAAGACTCAGGTTATACGACGCAGACGGACGTAATGAGACAATTGACTTCAAAAAGGGTGATAGAAACGCATCTCTTAGG